TGAACATATTACAGACAATTGTAATTTTATAAAGAAGTATTTATTTAGAAAAATATTTGACACAGCTCAAGTTAGCGGCGGTGGCGGCGGTGGCGGACAAGCAGGACAAAGCGGACAAGCAGGAAAAAGCGGACAAGCAGGACAAAGCGGACAAGCAGGACAAAGCGGACAAGCAGGACAAGCAGGACAAGTAGGACAAAGCGGAGAAGCAAGACAAAGCGGACAAGCAGGACAAGCAGGACAAAGCGGACAAGCAGGACAAAGCGGACAAGCAGGACAAAGCGTTGGTCGTGGACCTAACCAAGAACTCAATCGAAAGATTCGTGGATTGTACATGGATACTTCTGATATGATAAATGATAGGATTTCTTATCCCGAAGCCCTAAAAATGCTTCGACAGAAACAGGATCAAACCGAACAAAATGTATTTGATCGAATCAGGAAGCAAGCACCCGCACTTACCCAACAACAATTGCCACAACAGATTTTAAAACGAATTAATACAGTTTATCAAACAGCTACACCTTTCGAAAGAAAACTTTTAAAATTTCATCTGAAATTCGCATATCAAGCAGTAATAATAAAACTATCAGAATTATCAGAAGACTTGCCAACAAAATTAAAAAATTTATTAGACTATACGATTGATAATATGACTGAAGATAATCTTGGCAAGGTAAAAAAAATGAATTTTGACCAAAAATTTTTATTATTAGAGTCTAAAATTTATAATCCATTTAATGCCATGGATTGTGAAAATATTGATTCATTGTATTCCTTGTTTAATCATCATTTAGAAAATAGACTAGGTCAACTTCAAGAAGATGAACATCCATTGTTTCGCAAAGTTAGTATTATTTCTTTTCCAGACGAAGTTTTTGAACCCTATACGAATTTTACAACGAAGCAACCAATCATAAATATACTAGGTGAAAAGGTTATGCAAGTAAAAGATGATTTTCGACCAAAATTATAAAGTTTTCGGTTTTACCAAAAAATTGATTTTTAAAAATTAATTTTTTCACGATGAGAGACAAGTAATTTTTATTATTGACACAAAATATCTAACACTTAATGATGCAAAAAACTCAGATGATACAAGACATTGAAGAATATGGTGCTCAACACACTAAAAATCCCATCGCCAAGTTCATCATTCGAGATATATTGGCCGAGGAAGCTTCTATAAAAAATGCCGACGATTTTCAAAGAGTATTGGGCAAGATTTGCCGAAAGTACAAGACAATATTTCCAAAAGCCGCTCTTGGAAAAGTTTACAAGACCATGGTTATGGAGGACCCAACGATTATAGTAAACTCTAAATTATCCATTTATTTTATGAAAAAGGCAGGTCGTAGTCGAAGCGGTATTTTAAATGTATCCGTCGTCATGCGCCCCGAAAAGTTCTCCTGCAAATACAACTGTTATTTTTGTCCAAATGAAACGATTGCGAATGGTGCCAAAGTGGACATGCCTCGTAGTTATCTTTCAAATGAAGATGCCGTTCGTCGCGCTGCTGATGTTGAATTTGATGCGATTCGACAGGTTCATGTTCGCTTGGCTGCTCTGGAAAATAATGGCCATCCCTTGGATAAGATTGAGTTGCGTGTGTTAGGTGGAACATTTTCGTGTTATCCCAAAGATTATGCCTATGAATTTATTCGCGACTTGTATTATGCCGTCAACACTTTTAAAGCAGAACCCAGACAACCTCTTACTCTAGCAGAAGAACAGCATTTAAATCAAACCCACAACATTCACGTCGTTGGACTTGGTTTGGAAACGCGTCCAGATGAAATTGACGCGCAAGAAATAAAACGGTTCCGAGATTACGGTTGTACGCGTGTGGAACTTGGGGTTCAGCATACGGAGGATTTTCTCCTCAAAAAACTGAATCGAGGACACGGTGTCAAGCACAGTATACAAGCCATTCGTTTACTAAAAAATGCTGGATTTAAAGTTGAGATTCATATCATGGCGGACCTCCCTGGTACTACACCCGAGCTTGATAAACTATGTTATTCCAAAGTATTGCTAGGAGAAGATTTAATCCCCGACTATTTAAAAGATTATCCATGCCTCGCCGTCAGTTTTACAGAAGTCAAAAAGTGGCTTGAAAATGGCAAATGGAAACCCTATAGTGAGCGTGATATCGGCTTGCTTGAAGATGTGTTGGTGCATCGACAAAAGATTACACGGAAAATGGTGCGTGTGAATCGCACTCAGCGTGATTTTCCAAATGCCAAGGAATCCAATGATTATTTAGGATATACGAGTCAAAGCATTCCTTCCGACTTGGGAGACAAGATTCACAAAAAAGCCATTAAAATGGGTATATATTGTCAATGTATTCGTTGTAGGGAAATCAAGGATGAAAGTTTTGATCCGAGGCAGATTAAATATTATACACTAGGTTTTACAGCAAGTGGATGTAAAGAATATTTTATTTCAGCCGAAATTCCGCGGCCCAACTCGAATCTATTGTTGGGATTTATCAGACTTCGCATCCTAAGCAAGGATAAACTACATTTGTCGTCTATAGCAGAATTACAAAGCTGTGATGCCATGATTCGAGAATTGCATGTCTATGGACGAGTCACAAGTGTGGGTGAGAAGGGTAATGGTGCACAGCATGCTGGAATTGGTAAAAAATTGTTGGCCAAGGCGGAGTGGATTGCAAAAACTCATTTTCGAACCAAAATGGCCATTATTTCTGGCATCGGGGTTCGAGAATATTATGCGAGGAGAGGTTATAGTTTGGATGGTACCTACATGGTTAAAAAATTGTTTACTCTTAGGGAGTTTATGACTCTGATTTTTGTTGCAAGTATTCTGTTATATCTTTGTAAATTTCATAGTCAGCTTTGTTCATGGAACCTGGGAAATTTCGTTGGTATTCATTAATTAGTTGCAAATATTCTTGTGGATTCGAAACATATCCAGAGAGTTCCAACATTTTATATAATCCGATAGATTCTACTGTAGTAGAATTTGACATGGTATCAATGGAATCGGATAATTCAGATATATTGGATTCATCAGTAGATGAATAGGAAGTAAATGAATCTGCACACTCATCGAGTTTTTGTAATAAAAGTTTTTGCAATGTTTGTTCCTGTTTTTCTTGTAAATAATTACAAATGCCTTTTAATTTTAAATGATCATGTCTTAATAATTCCAACTGTTTTTCATTCGATTCCAAGGCAAGACGGACTTGTTCAAGTAATAAAGAGTCATTCATTTTTATTGGATTATTTCTTCTTTTTAAGTGTTGCAAGAATGAGTTTTTGATAGGTGTTGAAATTTTTAAAAGTTACCTCCTTGGTCTCAACAGACTTTTTGGGTTCTATAACTTTTTCTTGAACAGGTTGTTCGTTGAGAATATGAACTCTTGATTCTTTTGGGGAAGGAACAACTACCGGTTCAGAAACAACCTCTGGAATATACTCTTGTTTTTTATTGATGACAAGCTTTGGTTTTTTAGAAACCTTGTTTTTCTTAATAATGAATTGCGTGTTTACAGATGGATTTACAAATTGTGAAGCACGGTTACTATCTATTGTAGATAATCGAATAGGACGAATTTGAGTAAATGACGACATTTTTATTTAATGATTATTTTTATTTTTTTGTAAAAATTCGTAAACCTAGACTTGAGAAAATTCCACTTATTTGCAAAAGTATATAGACTAAAATAAATGCAAAAAAAGTAATGATTGACCCATAAACATCCCACGCATGTAATTTACCTCTACGATTATATGAAATATAAAACGATGGCAAAGTATAAGAAATACTAAATATAAGCATCTCAATAAACATCTTGGGTATATAGTATTTATTTGTAAATATTCTAGCATTTTTGGAATCAAAAGTCCACCAAGTTAAAAATATCAGAATACAAAGCCCTGTAACAAACAGTGTGGCATATATTAAATTAATGACTTTTGTTACCAAGTCAAATTCAAGGCAATTTTTTGTACAATACATTAAATTATATATTCCGGAATATTGAAACAATACATTAATAGCAATAATTAAAAAAAAGGTAAGGGCAAAATAAATTGCAGTTGTTTTTAGTGAAACATTTCGGTTCCAACAAATGTATGCTGTTGATAATCCTGCAAAAAAACCAACTAATATATTTTCAACAATAAAATCATTTGTTTCTTGTTTTGGATATTGTTGTATTTTAGAATTGGATATTGGGTCCATCAAATTTAGATAAACAAGAACCAATAAATACACGAAAAAGAATACCTTCATTGTGATGACCCAAGATATAAAAGTAGAATTAGTACATAACATGGAATTTATTAAATAAATATTTTAAATAATATTTATTGGTTCGTTTTAACTATCTTGGAATTTTTATTTTTAGGCAATATACTCATACAGTTCTCCTTTATCTTCTAAATACTCACCCTCCACAAGATACTTTATTTGTTCTTGAATTTTTACCACATTTCCACTAATATTCGACACCAATTTATAAATTTCAGCCTTGGTTAAAGATTCTTTTTGTTTGGCTGCGTACATGATTTTTGATCGCAGAAAATATGGAACATCAAGATCGGTTATAACTCTTTCCTGCTTCATATTTGGATTCAATATTGGTAGTTGAAAACGGACTAGACTTTGATCACTTGTAAACTTTGAATTAATGGTAAAAACATCATTAAAAGGATCGAGCATATTTGGTTCGCCTGATTTGCAAAGAATCGGAGTTTTTGGATGAATCAATGAATGCAAGACAGCCGAAACAACATAAGGATCCAATTCAAATTTTTCTACCAACTTGTTTTGAGTTGCGCTACCTCCCCATTCTTGAATCTTGCGGAGAAACATGTAATGAATTACCGTCATCTGCATACAATAGCTTCGAGTCGGTTCATAATATGTTGATTCTAAAGAAACGGTTGATTGCCAAAAGTTAAAGACAAGATTTCGCAAGTTAAATTGAGATTTATAAAAGGAAATCACTTGCTGGGAAGATTCGTAGAGCTCCATAGGCAATAATTCCAATGGAAGAGAAATTGGAAGATTTAGAAATGTTTTTTCGGAAAATACATAAATATTCGTCTTCAACTTGCCATTATACTTTCGACTCAAGAGAATGGCATTTCTATAATCAATAATAAGACTTTCCAACTTGTACATTAATGAATTACTAATATATTTCTTCATTTCTTCCAAAATATTAATTTCGTTGGCCACATCAATATAATCATTCGATAAAAGACGAATTAACAAAGCCTTTCCGTACAACACAACAATTTCCTCCTTATTTTCAATCATTTGAATCAAAAAACAGTATTGTTTATTCTTGTAAATTTCCTGTGTGAATATTTTACAAAAATTTGGAATACTCTTGATTTTAGAGGTTGTAAACTCTTTAAAAGAAGTCATTATAGTTTCAGAATTGCAAAAAGTAGACAATTTATCCACCAAGGTGTAAAAAAAGAAAATTTTGTGGAAAAAATTGCGCTCAAAAATAATTTCACCAACATAAATTTGCATACATTGATTAAAAAAATCGCTGTTGATATTATACAATGTTTTTAAAATGTCAATATTATTTTCCTCAATCAAGATAGAAAATTCACTTGCCATGGCACTAAACATCTCTTGGGTGCGTATCGAGTCAATAAAAATATTGACCAAATCCTGTAACAGATTCGGACAATGAATATAAAAGCAAATCTTGGATAATTCTTCGTGATGATAATTAAAGTATTTAATAAAATCCTTGATATTGGAAAACACCGCATTTTTAGGAGCATAAAATTCCTTAACTCCATCTTTTAGACTTCCAAGCAGTGCTTCGTTTATAAATTCAGACTTTCTATATATTTGAATAAGATCGAGCAGATCTTGATTAAATTGCTCTGAAAAAGGGTATCCCAGGGAAACTTGCTCAATAATGATTCTGGCACATTCTTTATCCATTTTTTGAAAGAATTTGGACAGAAATATATTTTTACTTCGATCTTCCAAGGGAATTGATTTGAATTTTAGTATAAAAAACTTGTTCAAATAACGAAATATAAAGTTTAGGCTATTACAAAAAAATTCGTACTTTTCATAACAATCTAAATAAGAACGAATTGTAGAATTTTCATGCATTATAGTTTCAAAGTCTATAATGAATTCGGTCAGCATATCTGCGTGAATATTGTACATTTTAGATGCTTCTTCCTTTTCAACACTCTTATCATCAAGACATTTTTTATAGACAAAAGTATACAGTTCCATAAGTTTGGCATTATTCCATTGAATAGGTTCATTGTTTAATATACTTGACTTGAGAGATTTAATCTCGTTAATTAATTCTGTATAATTTTCCATCGCTTATTATTTCTTTTCTAAAATTTTAAAAAGTCCATCAATTTTGATTTCTTGGAGAAGAAGAAATAATTGGATTTCTACACATTGGACATGTATGGTTTCTAATCAACCAAGAATCCACACATGCTTGGTGGAAATAATGATTGCATTCCACAATTTTTCTACAGATATCTTGACACGCAAAATTATTTCTACATATACTGCAAATGTTTTCAGCATCCTCTTCGTACACAAATAATTGTGTATAACGATTTAGCTCATGCATTTGTAATCCTGTTGACATTGGTAAAGGTTCATAACCAAAATAAATTTGCACATCTTCGATTTCTGGTGATTCGCCATTTCCTCGACGCATCAAGTTTTGAAATACGGATTGTAACATGGATGTTGCTGTAGCTGGAGCTAGTGTATTAGCAGGAGCTATTGTATTAGTACCAATATTTGAAGTTGTCGTAGATGCTGGAGGCAGTGGAGTTTGTACATAACTGGTTCTGGTTCGTCGTGAACGATTATTAGATGTTGATTCATTTTCGGGAGAATACACATGAATTTGCAAGTTTGGAAAAAAATTCATTTGTAATTCAAAAAAGACCTTTTTAAATCAACGACAAATTTTCTTGGAATGTTCAAAAAATTATTTAAAAAAATCATTTTAAAAATAAAGTCATGCTCCGATCGAAAATTTTTAGTAAACGAAACGCCGAATTAACCAAAAAAATGGAGGATATGCGTTATGATGCATTTTTATCCGCTGTAGTTAACCAAGATATTGAAAAGGTTAAATGCTATATTCAAATGGGATTATCCGTCAATTGTCGTTCAAAAAACGGTGAAGGTTTACTTGCCATTTGCTGCAAAAATGGAAATAGTGAAATCGCTCAGCTGTTGGTCAAAAATAATGTAAACTTGACTGTGTTGGAAGAAAATAATGAATCTTATTTATATTTGGCTTGTAAAAACAATAATATTGCACTAGTAAAATTATTTATAAAATCTAATGTGAGTCCATTAATCAATAGTTCTGATAATAAGAGTTGCTTGGAGTGGGCATGTGATTATAATAATAGAGAAATGATAATTGAATTATTGAGTTATTGTAAATCCAAATCTTATGAGTTACCTGCAGATCAATTACAGCATGTATTAGTATGGTCTGTGGTAAACAAACATGTGGAAATTACAAAAATTTTACTGGAAAAGATTAATTTAGAATCGTTAAAAACTAATGAATGTTTAATAAGTATTGCAAACAAAAATGAAGATAATGAAATGATTACATTATTGTTGTCTTACGGTGTGTCTGAAATTGTTTGTGAAACAGTTGTTTCCGATGCAGAGCAAGTTCAACTTGTCGAACCTGTTGTCGCTGAGGTTGTAGAACCTACAGTCGAGGAGGTTGTTGAATCCCCTGTTGAAACTGTAGAGATTGTTGAAACAATAGTCAAAACTGTAGAAACTGTAGAAGTTGTTGAAACAACAGTCGAGGAAATTGTTGAGCCAGTCGAGGCTGTTGTTGAGCCAGTCGAGGCTGTTGTTGAGCCAGTCGAGGAGGTTGTGGATGTTGCAGAATTAGTGGAGAAAATTGTTGCTGATCCAGTCGAGGCTGTTGTTGAGCCAGTCGAGGCTGTTGTTGAGCCAGTCGAGGCTGTTGTTGAGCCAGTCGAGGCTGTTGTTGAGCCAGTCGAGGCTGTTGTAAATGTTGCAGAATTAGTGGAGGAAATTGTTGCTGATCCAGTCGAGGCTGTTGTTGAGCCAGTCGAAACCGTAGACGAGGTTATTGAAACACTTGTAGAGGAATCTGTTGTTGAACCTGTAGAAAGTGTAGAGCTCGTAGAAACGAATGTAGACGAGATTGAAGAAGAAGACATTCAAGAAAACGAAGAAGAAATACCCAAACCAAAAAAGAAGAGAGGTCCACGCAAAAAGAAATCAACCTAAAAAAATTTTACTTTGGATCCGACAAGGGCGTCACTAGAATTTTTTTATTGTAAAATAAAAAAAGCTATTTATTCGCAACTAAACCCGTCAACCAACTTGAGGATTGTATTTTATCACCTAAACCGTCAACAAGCTTAATACCCAAGGACTCACAAATTGGTCTTTCTGGAATCGTATCATTATTTTGATCTCCTCCATTTACAAAATGGGTGATTGGAGGCTGAATGGAGGCAATGGTTTTACACACGGTGCGGTCTATATCAATTGATAAATGTACCTCATCAACAACTTTTAGTGATTCCAGTATTTTCTTTCGTTCTACATCTTTCATAAATGCTCTTCCTTTTTTGTTGGCGGCTTGAAAATCATTATTGACAACGACAACTAATTGTCCATCTGGTCCGGCAATTTGTTTTGCTCTTGTCAGATATTCAATATGTCCAACATGGATAGGATCGGCGTATAAAGAAGCACAGACTCTTTTAATGCTCATTTTTGTCTACAATCATGCAATTTTTTTTTATTTATAATTATTTTCTCTTTTGTATTTAAACTGTGGATTACCCCGGTATTTTTTATTATATAATTTTAATTGCTTCTATCATTTTCGTCTATAATCTGTTGATAAAAAATCCTGTAAACAATTAGCCAGAGCACGATGTACACGCCGAGGTTTCCTTTTCAGGATCCA